AACAAAGTAATTAAAACTTAACAAGGAGAAAATATGGCAAACGATACCAAAGCCTATGGCTTAAGAGCTTTAGGAAAGTTGGGAAGTAATCCAGCGAATGGTGGTCAGGGACAATATAATATTTCTGACAACTATGCTTCAGCTATCTATCAAGGAGATATGGTAACTGTAGACGCGGGTTATCTTGCTGTGGTTACAACAACTACTCAAACTACCGTTTTAGGTGTGTTTAATGGTTGTTTAATCGAAGTAAGCCCAACAACAGGTAAGCCGACTTGGTCAAACAAATATGTACAAACGAATATCACTCAAGGTGAAATTCAAGCGTATGTAATTGATGATCCAAATCAGCTTTACTTGGTAAAATCAACTGGAACAGCTGCTGGTCAAACAGCAGTAGGAGAAGCTTATGAACAATCATACGTTGCAGGTAATACTACAAATGGTATTTCTGGAGTGTATTTAAATCTAGGCGCTTCTACTACAGCACAATTAAGAATACTTCAAACGTCACCTTTCATCGGAAACGAAGAAGGCGTAACTAACGAAGACTTCATTGTGAAGATAGCTGGAACATTAAACTAAAGGAGACTTAAACTATGGCTATATCACGATCACAACTAGTTAAAGAACTAGAACCAGGTTTAAACGCTCTGTTTGGACTTGAATATAAACGCTATGAAAACGAGCATGAACAAATATTTGATAAAGAAACTTCTGATCGAGCATTCGAAGAAGAAGTAATGTTATCAGGTTTTGGTAATGCTTCTATCAAAGCAGAAGGTCAAGGTGTTACTTATGACACAGCACAAGAGACTTTCACTGCTAGATATACGCACAATACTATAGCTCTTGCGTTTTCAATCACTGAAGAAGCGATTGAAGATAACTTGTATGACAGACTTGCGTCTAGATATACAAAAGCATTAGCTAGATCTATGGCGAATACTAAACAGGTATATGCTGCTAACGTTTTAAATAACGGATTTAGCACATCTTACCCAGGCGGTGACGGTTCTGCGTTGTTCTCAACAACACACGCGACTATTGCTGGTTCATTCAGCAATACATTAGCTACTCAAGCTGACTTAAACGAAACTTCATTAGAACAAGCATTGATTGACATCGCTGCTTTCACTGATGAAAGAGGTTTAAAAATTGCAGCACAAGGAATGAAATTAATCATCCCTTCTCAATTGCAATTTACAGCTGATAGATTAATGAAATCTGCTGGTAGAGTTGGAACTTCTGACAATGATATCAATGCTATCAAAGACATGGGTATGATTTCTGGTGGATACACTGTAAATCACTACTTAACTGACTCTGATGCGTTCTTTATCAAGACAGATGTACCAAACGGTATGAAGTATTTCGAAAGATCACCGATTAGAACTTCTATGGAAGGTGATTTCGAAACTGGTAACGTTAGATACAAAGCTAGAGAAAGATACAGCTTCGGCTGGTCTGATCCTAGAGGTATCTTCGGTTCATCAGGAGCTTAAGAACTTTATTTTATGGGGCGGGCTTGACTCGCCCCGTAAATCACTATAAAAACATCTGTGAGAAGATGAAAACCTACATAATAAAATTATTTTTTAACGGCATTAAAATCCAATTTACATTGGAATCCGAACCCATAAATTCTACCGAATCTTTACATCAGAAAGTACTTGACTTTCTGGGAAAAATGAGTAAAGAGCAACTAGAGAAATTAATTAGTCATAAACAGATTAGTAATTTCTCTTATATAACCTATGAGGAGGTTGAGCGTGACATCATTGTCCCAATCACTTCTGGCCAAGAAAATAGACTTGGAGTCACAGTGGAACAAGTCTTATCTTGAACAGGGAAGACTAACGACTGATATGCAGTGGTTAGAAGTGGAGTTGAAGGAAGTCAAAAGACAAATTCTTCAACAGGATCTTGAAGCAGCTAAACAAGAAAATAACCTTGTTTTAAGCGAAGAAGAAGATCCAGCATTTATAGCTAGCTAAACTAGTTATATAATTGGAATAAAAGTGAGAGAAACTTAAGCCACCCCTTGCTCTTTCTGAAAAATTAAGCTATATTTCAATAACTATACATTAACATCTGATGTAGACGCGTATAGTCGATAAGCCTAATAACTACATTGGATTATTTAGGAGGATAATAAAATGGCAACAAGAAGTACGTTTCAAGGAATCATAAGAACTTATGGCGGACAAGACAAGAGTTCAGGTGTAACACCTGCTCCAGTTATTGTTGGTGAAGTAGTAAGTTTCTTATCATCAACTACAACTTCAACTCCAATTAGAGTTGGTGTTAGCGCATCTGCTGGAACAGTGTTTGTTCTACCACAAGGTGCAGTTCCGATTTCATTAACAGTAATAACACCATCTAGTGGTGCTACATCAACTGTTGATATTGGATCTGCTGCTAATGCAACTACATTCGGTAACGAAGTAGTTACAGGTACAGCTGGAATCAAAGTACTATCAGGACCAGGTGTAACAGGTGTTGGACTTACAGCTAATACTACAGTTTACGCAAACGTTGGATCAACAGCAGGTACAGGAACAGTTACAGGTATATTTACATACGCTGTAGTTGATGCTGGATTACCTGGTGAAATAGGACCAGCTTAATTAATTTTTTAATAGAGCTCCTTCGGGAGCTCTATTAATATAAGGAGAAATTTATGGGTAAATATAAAAGTGATGTAAAACCAGTCGTTACAAGTGCTTCAAATGCAGTTTTGTTTACAGGTCCTACAAGATTAAGAGGATTTATGATTCAAGCTGCTGCAAGTTCAGGTACAGCTATCATTAATGGTTTAGCAAATGTTACAACTGTTAGTTCTTCAACTAATACACAAGTTTATATTCCAGTAACTGTTGGCGCTAACCAAACAGAAACATTAAATCTTCCAGAAGATGGTGTTCTATTTGCAGGAAGAAATGGTACAGGAATTGTTGATGGTGTTGGTGTAACAGGAAATAGTAGCGGATTAACTATTACGTTATTTATAGACAAATAGGAGAGTAGATGACTACCTCTGGAACTACAAGTTTTAATCTTGAACTAGATGAGCTTTTTGATGAAGCTTATGGACGTGTAGGTATTGGAGGAACTAGATCTGGTTTTCATTTAAGAGCAGCAAGAAGAAATCTTAATATTTTATTATCTGAATGGGATAATAGAGGTGTTCATTTATGGAAAGTTAAACTTGCAACTGTTCCATTAGTTTTAGGTCAAGCTGAATATAGTTATTCATCAGATCCTACAAATTATCCTAGTGATATTAATGATGTATTAGAAGCTTACGTTAGAAATAATACTACTCCAAATTCATCTCAACCAGTTGATATATCTTTATCTAAAATAGATAGATCAGCTTATGCTGCATTACCAAACAAATTATCCCAAGGAACACCTTCTCAATATTATGTGCAAAGAACTTATCAACCAAGTGTGTTCTTATATCAAACACCAGGATCAGGATTCTCTAGCGCATCAACACCAAGCAATTATCAATTAAGATTTTACTATCTTGCTAAAATTGAAGACGCTGGAAAATATACAAATACTCCAGATGTTGTTTACAGATTTTTACCAGCTTTAACTTCAGGATTAGCTTATTATTTAAGTATTACTTACAAGCCAGAAAAAGCTGACATGTTAAAAATGATGTATGAAGATGAATTATTAAGAGCTTTACAAGAAGACGGTCAAAGAACATCTACATTTATATCTCCTAAAACTTATTATGGAGAAGGCATCTAATGACTTCCTTTGCCACAGGTAAGAAGTCTTATGCTATATCAGACAGATCTGGCCAACGATTCCCGTACGACGAAATGGTAACCGAGTGGAATGGATCATTTGTTCATTACACAGAATACGAACCTAAACAACCACAACTTGAACCAAAGATACCAGGCAACGATCCGCAAGGCTTGCAAGACGCACGACCAGATCGCGTAGAGCCACAATCTTTTGTATTACTACAATACAATCCATTATTAGCAACGGCAGGTAGTTCAACAATCATCGTTAACGAACCGGGGCACGAAAAGTCTACAGGAAATAAAATTGTATTTACAGATGTTGTAGCAGGAAATGGATTTACTAATGCTTTATTAAATACAACAGTTGCTTTTCCATTAACAGTAATTAACACAAATCAATATAGTATTAATGCAAGTACAACAGCTACATCTGGTGGCTTATTTGGAGGACCTCAAGTTTCTGTTACACAATCACCTATTCCATTACCTAATAATGCATTTAAAACAACAGCAGGTAGCTCTACAATTAACGTAAGTGAACCTAGTCATGGTAAAGTAACAGGAAATACAGTTAGATTTTACAATGTACTTGTGATAAATGCTTTCTTATCAACTTCTGGATTTCAAGAAACAGTATTAACAACCTCAACAGGTTATAGTATAACAGTTGTAAATGCAGACAATTACACCTTTAATGCATCGTCAGGAACTGGAACTTTT